AATAATAAAATACTAGTACAATTATAATATGGCACGGCTATTTGGGTTTTCTGTTGAAGATAACGAAAAAAAATCACCGTCAATAGTTTCACCCGTTCCTGAGAATAATCAGGACGGGTCTGACTATTATATACAGAGTGGATTTTATGGTTCTTATGTAGATATCGAAGGAGTATATCGAAACGAGTTCGATTTAATCAAAAGATATAGAGAAATGGCACTTCATCCAGAGGTTGATGGTGCGATTGAAGATATTGTAAACGAAGCAATTGTAAGTGATTTGTATGATTCACCAGTTGAAGTTGAATTATCAAACCTAAATGCAAGTGATAAATTAAAAAAGATAATTCGAGAAGAATTTAAAACAATAAAAGAAATACTTGATTTTGATCGAAAGGCTCATGAAATATTTCGTAATTGGTATGTAGATGGTAAGTTATGTTACCTCAAAGTTATAGATCAGAAAAGACCACAGGATGGTATTCAGGATTTAAGATATATTGATTCACTTAAAATTAAATATATTCGTAAAGAAAAGAAACAAGATAAGAATGATTATATCAATGTAAGAGGTAATCGTGGAGATGAACCATCTTCATTGAATCCACAGATTGATGAGTATTTTGTTTATACACCAAAACCAGCATATCCATCAAATCTTGTTACAGGTGGTGGAGGAAATAAAGGAGTTAAAATTGCAAAAGATGCAATCACATATTGTACATCAGGTTTAATTGATCGTAATCGTGGTAGTGTTTTATCATACTTACATAAAGCAATCAAGGGATTAAATCAGTTAAGAATGATTGAGGATAGTCTTGTAATCTATCGTTTATCAAGAGCACCCGAAAGAAGAATATTTTATATTGATGTTGGTAATCTTCCAAAGATAAAAGCAGAACAATATCTTAAAGAGGTAATGTATCGTTATCGTAACAAGTTAACTTACAATGCACAGACTGGTGAAGTTCGTGATGATCGTAAGTTTATGTCGATGATGGAAGACTTCTGGTTACCAAGAAGAGAAGGTGGAAGAGGAACTGAAATTACAACTCTACCTGGTGGACAAAACTTAGGTGAACTATCAGATATCGAATACTTCCAGAAAAAATTATATCGTGCACTTGCTGTTCCAGAATCACGTATTGCTTCTGATGGTGGATTTAATTTAGGTCGTTCATCTGAAATACTAAGAGATGAACTTAAGTTTGCAAAATTTGTTGGACGTTTGAGAAAGAGATTTGCCCAGATGTTTAATGATATGCTCAAGACTCAATTAATTCTTAAGAATATAATTACACCCGAAGATTGGGAGTCAATTCGTGAGCACATTCAATATGATTTCTTATATGATAATCAGTTTGCAGAACTCAAAGAATCTGAATTAATGAATGAGAGACTTGGAACTCTTGCAACAATTGAACCTTATATTGGTAAATACTATTCAAATGATTATGTAAGAAGAAAGGTATTACGTCAAACTGATGCAGAGATTATTGAAATTGATGAGCAGATTGAACAGGAAATTAAAGATGGCATCATTCCAGATCCTAATGCAATTGATCCAATAACTGGTGAACCACTTGAGGGTGGTGGAGATTTAGGTGATATTCCACAAGATCCAGATATTAGTGGTGGCATTACTGATGCACAAGTACAAAAGGACACTAAATCTGCAGAGATATAATGAAAATATTAGATACGGAAAATGGTTTCCTTGGAATTGGAGTTAGTGCGACCCAAGTTTACGATGCAACTGTAGTTCGTCTTGTTAATACTGGTGCATCTGCTGGCACCGTACAAGTATTAGAAAATGATGCTGAAAATAATTATTGGGGTCCCGTTATTGGTAGTATAACAATTCCATCTGGAGAGGTAGTATATATTCAAAAAAAGGCAGAACAATGGTTGTCAGGAGATAATTATATTAAATATGCAAAAGTTGCATATAGTCACATGATGTCTTTTGCATCATATGGATCTTCTGGTGGTGGAGGTTCCTCTGGATTAGTAACAGATGGATTAGTTTTACATCTTGATCCAGATGACAGTAGTTCTTATTCTGGAAGTGGAACTGCATGGAACAATTTAGTATCATCAGGTGGTGCTAGTAATGGAACTTTATTAAATGGTGTATCCTACACTGCCCAAAGTGGTAGTGATGGTGGTTATTTTAGATTTGATGGAAGTAATGATTATGTTGATTTTGGTAATTTTAATTTTGGAACTGCCGTAACTTTATTTTGTTTTGCTCGTCCAGAAAATCGAAGTTCTATAAGAACATTATTCTCTAATGCTGGAGCAGGAGGAAAAGATGATGGTGTTCATTTTTACCTCAATCAATGGAATACGTCTAATAATAAAATGATCGTAGAATATGGAAATGGATCAGTAGGAAGCTGGCTCAATTCATCAAATACTATAACCAATGATTCTTGGCAAGCTTTGACCTTTACTTACGATAAATCTAATAATAAAACTATAGTTTATAACAATACGACTCAGTGGGGTGTAGATACTAATGCAAGTATTGATTCACAACTTACTGCTGGATTTAAAATAGGTAGATTTGAAGAGATAAGTAATTATTATTATAGAGGTAGAATTGGAATTTATTTATTATACAATAGAGAATTAACATCTTCTGAAGTATCACAACTATATAATCATTACAAATCACGTTACGGACTATAATAAAAATGAAACCATTAGCACCAGAAACTAATTTTTTAGGAATTGGAGTTAGTGCCACCCAAATTAGTGGTGCAACTGTAGTTCGTCTTGTTAATACTAGTGAAAATTCAGGCACCGTACAAGTATTAGAAAATGATGCTGAAAATAATTATTGGGGTCCTGTTATTGGTAGTATAACAGTTCCAGCTGGAGAGGTAGTATATATTCAAAAAAAGTCAGAAGAATGGTTGTCAGGAGACAGTTTTGTGAACTATACACAAGTTGCATATAGTCACATGATGTCTTATGCATCATATACTGCTCCTCAAGGATATGTAACAGACAATCTTCAATTTCATATAGATGCTGGTAGTAGTTCTTCTTATTCTGGAGGCACAACTGTTTATAATTTGATTCATAATGACAGCAGTTCTACTTACAACTCAAACATCAGTTATTCAACAAATAATGGTGGATATTGGACTTTTGCAAGCAATACTGGTTCGGGATTTAAATTTGATATAGGTGGTGGTAATAATTATTTAAGTTTCTTATCAAATGATTTTACTGTTGAAGTATGGTTCCGCCCAAATAATACTGGTTTATTTCTTGAATATACAAAAACAGGTCCATTTTCTGGTACTTTAAGTGATTATCCTCAGTTAGTTGGTTGGTTAAACCAGCAATCTGCTACCAACCCAAGAATAAATTTACTGACATACTACAGTACAAGTAATAATAATGGTTGGGGATTTCATACTGATAATTATATAAGTCAAAACTCTTGGTCTGAAAATACCAGCTGGATACATCATGTGGTAACAAGTGATGCAAGTAGCCTCAAAAGAAGTGTTTATAAAAATGGTATATTTTTAGGTAGTGCAACAAACAGTAATTTTGGATATGTAAGAAATTCATCAGATAATGATTTATATATAGGTGGTAGTGGAGTTTATAATTTTCCTTTTGTTGGTGATATTTCTATCATGAGAGTATATATAGGTAAAGCATTATCAAGCGCAGAGGTGACACAAAATTATAATGCAGAAAAATCACGTTATGGACTCTAACTAAATACATAAAACAAAAATATAAGTAATGTCTTTCGAAAATAGAAAATACGTAATTTTCGCATCAACAGAACTCAATAAAATTGATTTTAATGAAGTTCTGGAAACTTCAATATCAACGGTTCGAAAATCTATATTTGACCCTGAAACAGAGACAGAAAGTGACACAAAAACTTTTGTAAAATGGGATGGTGATACAATACCATCATCAGTTGCTGGTCTCAGCACATATCAAGGTCCATATACTCATTCTGAAATTGTGGTGATATTGAACACTGAAGAGTGGGTTGGTACAGGTAGTACATAAATATAAATAGATATTATAATAATATATTAATAATATGGAAGAAATTATCGATTTGATAGCAACAGATACTGCTGCTTCTGAGGTCACTGCTAAATTAAAGGATGCTCTTTTCGCAAAAGCTGCCGAAAAGATTGAAGGTCAAAGACCAAATATGGCGTCTTCTATGTTTGATGAACCACAAGTTGAAGACGAAGTGGAAGATCAAATTGAAACTGAAGGTGAACTAGAAACTGAACCAGAAGAGGAAACTGATTAATGGCATTAAACACAAATGTATTAGCTGCTGAAATTGCATCACCGACAACTACAGGAACTGCCACAAGTTTTACTGAAGCATCTGTTGTTCGTCTTGTGAACACAGATTCTAGTGCACATCTTGTAACTGTTGTAGAAACTCAAAGTGGAACTACAGTCGGATCATTTACCATGCCAGCTGGTTCTGTTGAATTTTTAGAAAAAAAATATACACATTGCGTTTTTGCAGCAAACGCAGGTGTTAGAGGTGCAAAAGTAGGATTTACACATTAAAAAAATGAAATTAATTACAGAAGAAATTTCAAGCGTTAAATTTATCACCGAAGGAAAAGGTGCTAAAAAGAAAATGTATATTGAGGGTGTTTTCCTACAGGGTGACATCAAGAATCGTAATGGCAGAATGTATCCAGTCGGAACTCTCTCAAAAGAGGTCGAAAGATACAACGAATCTTTCGTTCAAAAAGGTCGTGCACTTGGTGAACTCGGACATCCAGATGGTCCGACTGTAAATCTAGATCGTGTTTCTCATAAGATCACTTCTCTTAAACAAGAGGGAAATAATTTTATAGGTAAGGCACAACTTCTTGATACACCAATGGGTAAGATTGCAAAGTCACTTATTGGTGAAGGTGTAACACTCGGAGTCTCGTCTCGTGGTGTTGGATCTCTAAAAGAAAATCGTGATGGATGTAAAGTAGTTGGTGAAGATTTTATGTTAGCAACTGCTGCAGATATCGTTGCTGACCCTTCTGCTCCTGATGCTTTTGTATCTGGAATTATGGAAGGAAAAGAGTGGGTTTGGGAAGGAGGAATTCTTCGTGAACAACAAGCAACAATCACTAAAAAAAGAATAAATTCTCTTGTAGATCAAGGTAGGTTAGAGGAGCATAAACTTAACTTATTCACTGATTTCTTATCAAATCTATAAGTTCTATAAATAAATATAGAAAAATCTCCGAAAAGGCAACAATTTACACAAAATGGAAAACGTAGTAACCAAAGGAGCTAAACCTGCAGAACCAATGCAGAAGCTTACAACAGGTGGAACACCACCAACAGTAGAAGATCTAGGTGGTCCTACACCTGAGAACTACAAACCTGATGATGATTCAGCAAAACTCAAAGATGCTGGTGCAATCCTTAAGCAAGTTAAAGACATTGTAAATAAGGGAGCAAAACCAGCAGAACCCATGCCAGCAGGTATGAAGAAAGAGGAATCTGAATCTGAAGGTGAAGTAGTAGCAGAAGAACCTGCTGTTACTGAAGAGGAAGAAGTTGTAGCAGAAGAACCTGTTGCATCTGAAGAATCTGAGGTTGTTGCCGAAGAGGAAGAGGTAGAAGAAGATGTTGTTACCGAAACTATAGTTAATGTAGATGAGGACATCGAAGCACTTCTTGCAGGAGAAGAATTATCTGAAGAATTCCAAGAGAAAGCAAAGACAATCTTCGAAACTGCTATCAAAACAAAAATTGCAGAAGTTAAATCAGAACTTCAAGAGCAATACGAAGCAACTATTGTAGAGGAAGTTGCTACAGTAAAATCAGAATTAACAGAAAGAATCGACGCATACCTTGAGTATGTTGCCGATGAATGGTTGTCCGAGAATCAACTTGCAGTTGAAGCAGGACTTAAATCCGAAATGACAGAATCATTCCTATCTGGAATGAAGAGTCTTTTTGAAGAACATTATGTAACTATTCCTGAAGAAAAATATGATGTACTCGATAGTATGGTAGAAAAACTTGATGAAATGGAAGGAAAACTCAACGAGCAAATCAATAAAAACATCGCTCTTACTAAGAGATTATCAGAATCTACTTCTGATGTAATCTTTGCAGATGTCACAGAAGGTCTTGCTGTAACACAGAAAGACAAGTTGGCAAAACTTGCAGAGAATGTTGAGTTTGATAGTGAAGACACATATCGTGAGAAACTAGTAACATTAAGGGAGTCTTACTTCCCAAGTAATGGATCTAGTGTTCAAAGAAACGAAACTGAGACATTAACAGAAGGTACAGAAACAGGTCATCAAGAACCAGCAGTCACTGGTGTGATGGAATCTTATCTTCAAACTCTAAGCAGAGTTTCTAAAAAATGATTTTTATATCATAAATTCAAACTAAACTTTTAAAGAGGTAAATTTCAAATGAGAGCTCCTATTAATTCAGAGCATCTTCAGGAGAAGTGGGCACCATTACTTGATTACGATGGACTAGATCCAATCAAGGATAATCATAAGAGAATGGTTACCGCACAACTTTTGGAGAACCAAGAGACAGCAATTAGAGAAGAAAGAGAGTTTCTTTCAGAAGCTGTGCCAACAAACAGCACAGGTTCATCAGGTGCAACAGCAGGTTTCTCTGCTGGAGCAAACGCACCAGTAGCAGGTTTCGACCCTGTTCTAATCAGTTTAATCCGTCGTTCAATGCCTAACTTGGTCGCATATGACCTAGCTGGTGTTCAACCAATGACTGGACCTACTGGTTTAATCTTCGCAATGAGATCTAAGTTCAGTGCACAGGACGGAACAGAAGCACTATTCGACGAAGCAGACACAGCATTCTCTGCTGTTAGTGCAAACGGTGCAGTTGGTGATGTCGGTAGTGGATATGTATCAGGATCTGACGGAGTATCCGTTGGTTTCGGTACTACAGGTGGATCAACTCCAGGTTCAAATCCAGGCGCACTTAACCCTAATGCAGGTGTAGATGCTACTCAAGCAGCATACAAAACTGGTCAGGGTATGGATACTGAGAAGTCTGAAGCACTTGGAACAAGTGGATCTCCAGCCTTCAACGAAATGGCATTCTCAATCGAGAAAGTCACCGTTACTGCTAAGTCCAGAGCACTAAAGGCAGAGTACAGTTTAGAACTTGCTCAAGACCTTAAGGCAATTCACGGTCTAAATGCTGAAGCAGAATTAGCAAATATTCTTTCAACAGAAATACTTGCTGAAATCAACAGAGAAGTTATTAGAACTATCTACAAAACTGCTGAAACTGGTGCTGCTGTTAACACTGCACAAACAGGTGTATTTGATCTTGATATCGACTCAAACGGTAGATGGTCAGTTGAGAAGTTCAAAGGACTTATCTTCCAGATCGAAAGAGATGCAAACAGAATCGCACAGAGAACTCGTAGAGGAAAGGGTAACATGATCCTTTGTTCTGCTGACGTTGCTTCTGCATTAACAATGGCTGGTGTACTTGACTACACTCCTGCACTTAATGCAAATCTTAACGTTGATGACACAGGTAATACATTTGCTGGTGTTCTTCAAGGTAAGTACAGAGTATACATCGACCCATTCTCTGCAAACAGTGCTACAAATCAGTACTATGTTGTAGGATACAAAGGTACATCACCTTATGATGCAGGACTGTTCTATTGCCCATACGTACCACTACAGATGGTTCGTGCTGTGGGAGAGAACTCCTTCCAGCCAAAAATTGGCTTTAAGACCAGATATGGTATCGTTGCAAACCCATTTGCTCAAGGTACTACTGCAGGTCTTGGAAAACTTGTTAAGAACTCTAACAGATACTATCAGAGAGTTACAGTTAACAACCTTATGTAATTTACATATTACATACTATTCAAGAGATTCCTTCGGGGATCTCTTTTTTTGTGTATAAATACTCATATGAAGGATAAGAAAGCAGCTAAAAAAATAATTAAAATTGCAAAATGTTGCCCAGAATATTACTCAGAAGCAGAAGTAACTTACGCAAAAATTATTAAAAAACGAATTAAGCATCTTGAAAAAGATTCTAAATAGTTAAAAAACTGATGAAACATTTTCGCAAATTCATGGAGGAAATTGACTCCACTGAAAAATCAGTGGATAACAGAGCTGATGCTGCAAAAAAGAAATTTGAAATTCAAAAAATGAAAACAAAAAGTGAACTTGAATCAACTAGAGAAAAAATAAAAGATTCAGGAAAAAGATCTACATCAATGTTTAACAAACATAAATCAGTTAAATTAAATAAAAGCACAGGTCAACTACCAAGTTTTAATAAAAAGGAGGAAAAATAATGCCTTATCATATCAAAAAAACAAGTGTTCTAGGAAATGCAGTACCTGTAGATGGTACTGAATATTATGCTGGAGATAATAAATGGACTAATGTCTATGAAAATCGTAAAGTATATACAAATGAATCGGATGCAAATGCTCAAAAAGCAATGACTGTAAGTCGTACTATTGGTGATAAAACGTATACATACACACCATCTTGGTTTAAAAATAGCACAGTAGTCGAAGAATAATGGCAAGAATTTATTCCAATCAAATTGAAAATCGTAATTTTTTATCTCCAATTGGATTTAAATTTACATTATCAAAAACACCAAAGGTAACATTCTTCTCAAACTCAAGTCGTATTCCTGAGATATCTCTTGGTACAGCATTACAACCAAGTTACCTAAAAGATATTGATATACCTGGTGATAAGTTACAGTATGGTGAATTTTCTCTTCGATTCTTGGTTGATGAGAATATGGAAAACTATATGTCAATACATAATTGGTTGACAGGACTTGGATATCCAGAAACAACAGAACAGTTTAAAAAGGCAACAACAAATGAAGATGGGCAAAGAGATAGAGAAATAATTTTTAGTGATGGTAATCTACACATACTGAATAGTAATTTTAATACAACAGCAATCGTTAAGTTCTTTGATCTATTTCCAATCAGTTTATCCTCTCTCGAATTTGAAGCAACAGACACAGATGTCAATTACTTTACAGCAGATGCAATTTTTCGATATACAGTGTATAATATAGTTAAACCCGACGGAAGAACTCCTTTATGAATCTTGATGAAATTCAGGAAATGTGGGAGCGTGATGCAACCATTGATCCTGATAACCTACATGATGAGTCACTAAAAATACCTCAGTTACATGCAAAGTATTATACTGTTTATAATACCATTACTTTGATGCGCGAGAAAGCAAGAGATCAAAAAGCAAAGATAAGACTTGAAAGATATAATTACTACACAGGAAAGGCAGATCCAAAAGTTTATGAGGAAGAACCATTTCCATACAAGGTGAGAGAGAAGGATGCAATACAGAGGCATC